AGAAAGTGAAAGCTATACAGTTACTGTAAATTCAATCAGTGCTTATCATGTATTGATCACTACTACTCTACAGCTTTATACAAATATTGAATTTGAAGGAGAAAGTACTTACGAGGTATTAGATTCTCTTGCTGAAGCTGGATTGATTGACAGAATCTTAGAGGAAATTGGAAAGGATCTAGAAGAATTTAAAAAGCTATATAAATTAGCTTGGGAAGATCATATGAGAAATCATAATTCTTTAGAAGCCATTGTTTCAAGAGAATTAAGATTTATCAATCTAAGCATTCAGGAAGCTATTGTAGAAGGTGCTAAAGGAATTGACAGTACTGAAGTTATGAAAACAATGATTGAAAAATTAAAAGTAGAATAATTTTGAAAGAGTCTCATGTGAGGCTCTTTTTTAATGGAAGGAGAATTACATGAGCAAAGCACAGGAAGTGTTGACGAAAATGAATGTTGCTGCAGCTAATTTGGCTGCTCAATTAGCATCAGAAAAATTGAAAGAAATTGGTGAATTGGCTGCAGCCAGCTTTTATGGAGATTACAGTCCTAAGCGATATGGACGAAGCTATGGATTATATGAAGCTAGTCAGCCTTTGGTTAAAACTATCAGTGGCCCTGGAACAGCACAAGGTGGAATTGTTATTTCTTCTGCTTCTATGGGTGGTCATTACCATCAGGGAGCTGGAACAGTATTTGAATGGGACTTTGTAGGTGGTGAACATGGTGGATACAATGTTGGAACTCCTACTTCTTCTCCTAGTCCTATGCAGACTATAGAGAACGATGTTAACAGCCGAAGAGCTGAGTTGGAAGCCAGTTGTGCCCAAGAAGCTATGGCGATCGTACAAGGGCAATATATGAATGAATTAAAAGCTGCAATGATAGCTGACTTTAAATCACAGGGGGTGAAATAATAAATGGCAGAAAGTACACAAGTAATTTCTTTTACTGCCTCTATGGGGGTTGATGTTGATCAAGCCTCTTTAGAAAAAGCGAAAAGTGAAGTAGTAAATGGTTTTAAACAAGTTCAAGTACCTATTGGTGCTAATATCAATAAATCCTCTATGGATAAAGTTGCTAAAAGCATCAGAAGTTATATTGATAAAACTGGATTAACAAATTTTCAATTTGTATACGAATCTAAAGATCTGGCCGATGCAGAAAAGAAGTTAAAGAATCTTAAAACTACTTACAATGATCTTGAAAAAATTAAGAACGACAATTTAAGCAAGGTTTCTAAACGTAGCTACGAGGACAGTGATCTTGCCACAAGAGCTGCTTCTAAGGTACACGAAGTACAAAAAAAGACTTATAAGCAAGATAAATATAAAGATTTTTACAACGAATCTAAAACACAATATAACGAATTACATGGTAATTCTAAAAATGGTATCTCTTTAAATGATTTTAAAGAATATGCAATGGCTGGAATGCTAGCTCAAGAAGATATTGGAAAAGCTTTTGAAGAACTGCATGGTTTAATGTCAAATTCTGATTGGAGTAAGAACGATGAAATGCTCAAACAGGCTGGTGAGTTAAGAAATACTATTACTTCTAGGCAAAAGTTTATAAAAGAATTGCTAACAGGACAAACTGATTTTGCAGGTACAGAAGGTTATAAAAGCCTGTTCCAAGCCCAGGGAATCGACTTAAAAAATATTTTATCTCCGATCGAAGAGGATGTTGTTAAACAGGTTAATAAGGCTCTTACTCAGGCTATGACTAGCACTGATAGAAATATCAAAAAGACCACAGGAGTAACCAATAAACTTAAAAACCAATTCAATAAACAATGGAGTGATATTTTAGCCCAAGAAGGTATTTTGATTTCTGGGTTTGACTCTAGTAAACCATATAAATTTCAAGAAGGACAAGCAATTAGTCCTCAACAATACAACGGTGCAAAAGCCGGTAGTAAGAACCTGATGGAAAAACAATCCAAAGGTGAAACTCTTACCGATGAGGAACTACAAAAAGCCGAGTATTACAGTAAAATACTAAGCAATTATCAGCCAGAAGAAGGTTCTACTACTCATGCTGTTGATAAAAATATTACACAATTCTTATCTGAAGCAGTTAAAAAATTAGAACTCCGTCAAAGGGAAGTTGATAAAGATTTTGAAATGCCTGCTGACATGAAAGACATGAGTAACAAAGACCTGATCAGTACTTTCCAAAGCGCTAGAGAATATATCCAGAAATTCAATGAAAAGATTAAGAATGAAGAAAATATCTATGCCGAGGAAGCTAAAGGTCTTCAAGAAGCTGTTAAAACTGTTGATACATACACATCTATTAAAGCTGAAAAAGGAGCTACTATTGAAACTCCTTGGTCTCAAGAAAGCCGTGAATGGTTAAGCAAAAACAAAGATGCAATTCGTGAACTTCCAAGCAGAAATGTTACTGAAACTAAGACAAACAGTGTTACAGAAGGTGAACATCTCAAAGAATCTTCTGTAAAAGTTACTGCTGACACTTCTCAGTTAGAATCTGCGTTAGCTAAGGTTGATGAAAAGATTGCTTCTTACGAAGGCAAAGATATCATTGTTAATCTTAAAGCAAACGATTCTGAGTTAAATACAGTTTTACAAGGAATTAACGAATTAAGATCAAAAGACAATATTGATATTGCTATTAATTTTAAAGCTAATACAGAAAATGTTGATACCGTTCTACAGGGGATTAATGAACTACGTTCCAAGGATAATATTGATGTTGCTGTTAATTTCAAAGGGAATGCAGAAGATCTTGAAAAAGCTATTAGTTCTACCCAAAAGTTGAAAGATGATTCTAATGGTAAAGACACTAATATTGATATCAATGTTAATGATGAAGAGTTAACACAAGCCGAAAGCAAGCTTACTTCTTTAAGAGAGAAAGCTTCTGAACCCATTAAAGTTGGTATCAATACTGATGCTGTATTAGATGATTTAGTTACCGTTGAGAAGATTATCAACGATCTGAAAAAGAATCTTGATTTAAAAGTTAAGTTCAATACAGGACAGTCTTTTACAGACAAGAAAGCTTCTGATATTGAGACTATGACAAATAAGATTGCTAATCTGGCTGACAAGTCTACTGCTTATTCTGCTAAGATCGCAGGTGCTTTTGCTGGTATTGGTAGTTCAATTCGTGAAGTTACAAGACTTGTTGATAATTTAAATAAGAAATTTAATCTTACTGGTGAGATTGCTACTGGCTTGAAGAACATGAACAAGGTTTTAGCTGGTGGAAATGTTGGTGGAGCAAACGATGGTACAGCATTAGGGAATACTAATCCTAAATCTGATCGTATTAAAAATGCTGCTGACAGAGCTTTATCAAAGACCATTGTTAGTCAAGATCTTGAACAATATACAACAGAATTTGCGACTAAAGTTGAAGCTACAGTTAACCGAATTAGAGATTTAAAAGAAAAACATAGTGGAGATGTTTTCTTTGATAATAAAGAAATTGAGGAAGATATTAGAGAGCTTAATAGACTGAACGCTGAGCTTACTGAACATGGTAGACTTAGAAACCAATTTAAGCTCCAGAACAATCAGGGAACTGTTATCGGAGAAGGGTTATCTTTAAATGATTTCAATGAAGCCAAAGCTGAAGAATTATTTAGAGCTTCTGGTGTAAACAGTAACATTCTTGAAACCAGTATGGGTAGAAATGGAATGGCTGCTTATATCAAAGCAAGATCAAGAGATGATGGAAAGCTTGAAAAGTATGCTATTAATTTTAATCAGGATACTGGTATTGCTAGATCACAGCTTAAGAGTCGTTCTGAATATAAGAGTTTGTTCGGACAAATTGTTGGAGATATGGGTCAGGAAGTTACTAAGTTAAGTAAGTACTTGATCTCTATGGGTGGAATTGATGTCGTATGGCAAGGATTCCAACAAGGAATTGAAAGCATCAAAGAAATGGATGCTGCAATGACAGAGTTAAAGAAAGTCACAAGTGATACGAGTGATGTTTATGCTACTGTCGAGAAAGATATGTATGCTACTGGTAAAGATATCGGTAGAGATGCTGTGGAATTAACCAAATCTACTGCTGACTGGGCTAGATTAGGTTATAACACACAGGATTCTGAGAAGATGTCTAAGTGGACAGGTATTCTCATGAATGTATCAGAATTTGAGCAGGTAGATGATGCTACTAATGCATTGATTTCTATCATGCAGGGATTTGATAAGGGTGCTGATGATGTAGAGAATGTTGTTGATGTTTTGAATAACATTGGTAACAAGGAACCTATTTCATCAGATGAAATTGCTAGTTCTTTGCAGAGATCTGCTAGTGCTTTGAAAGCTGGTGGAAATACTTATGAACAGGCCGTTGCTCTTACTACAGTAGGTAAATACAGTTGCCTAGGATGTGCAGAAATGTACAACCAAAGAACACATTTAATTGCATTGGTTGCCTAAAACTCTATGCCACAATACAGGAGAAATCACTGTATGAAGGATTAACAAGTTAGAGATGTTACAATGGCTAATTTGCAGGGAAGTACCCTAACGTATTCCATAGATCATATGGTGTTAGTCGAGGGTAAACCTTCAACGATCATCCCCATGTCGGGACTCAGGCTAGTGAATAAAGGTGGAAATCCTGAATATCTGAGTCAATAGGAGTAGGACGCAAGCTATTGGCGTTGGTTAAATACCAGTAAACGAAAAGGTGTGATCCCTAACGTATAGCCGAGGGATTAAAACATGATCTAAGCTTCACAGAGATGTGGAGAATGTATAAACGTATCCAAAAACATGACTCCATAAAAACTGAATATTGTAAAAATCATAATATTCCATTGCTCCGTATTCCGTATTGGGAACGAGATGATTTGGAATATTTTTTATTTGATAAATTTGTTGAATTAAAACTTATTGAAGAAACTAAACACATAGCATAAAAATAATCATTTATACATTGTAAAGCGTAGCGAACTTTACTTAATTTTTGAACTCAGTCGTGCAAAATCCAGAAAGCGTTGGAGCTGGATTACGTACTATTGGTCTCAGACTTAGAGCAACTGACGCAAAGACATTGCAAGAGGCAGGCGAGGACACAGATGGTGTTGTAAGTTCTGTCCCTCAATTAAGACAATTAATTAGAGACCTTACTAAGGTATCATCTAATGACTTTAAGGGTCTCGACATTTTAAAAGATGATGGATCTTTTAAATCTACATATGATATCCTTCTCTCTCTTTCTAAGATTTGGGGTGAGATTGGTAATTCTGACCAAGGCGATTTAAAACAAGCTTCAATTTTGGAAAAAATTGCCGGAAAAAACAGAGCCAATATAGCTTCCAGTATTTTACAGAAGCCAGAAATGCTCGAAAAAGTCTACAACGAAACACAAAACTCACAAGGATCAGCACTTCGTGAAAACGAAACTCAACTTGATTCCATCCAAGGTAAAGTTGATCAGCTGACAGCAAGTTTCCAAGAAATGTGGAATACTTCTATTTCTTCTGACTTTATCAAGGGACTTGTAGATGCTGGAACTCAAATAACAAATTTAGTAACTAAAGCAGGACTTCTTAGAACAGCCTTTATAGGTGCTTTAGGAGTCGCAGGAGCAAAAGGAAAGCTGGGTAGGGCAAATTATCAGTTGTCCTCATGTACAATGCCCAGAGCAATCTAGTGGTAACACAGAACGAGTTTGTATTGAAATGGTGATACAAATAAGAGATTGCTTAGAAAACAACCGAAATTGAAATACTTTTTGATAATTTATGTACGGGAACTGTTAAACGATATTGATTACTAACTTAGTACAGTGATGTATTAAGGGCAAGGGGTAATTCCTAAGATATAGTAATAAGATCAATATTTATACAAAATCCGCAGCGAAGCCTCTATATTAGAGGAACGTCCATCGATCATAATGGGAATCTGGTTAACTCACCTTACGAGCGACATCAGAAAGGGATGATCAGAACTGTATGCGAATGTGCCGCTAGAAAATTATCAGTATGGAAACATGCTTGCACATAGGGAAATGAATTTTATACGATATATTATAAATACTTATTAACATAATTTAATACTCTTTTTATACTGCTCTAGCAGACTTACCACATTAATTGAGTCTTAAAACATTAGGTAGAGCCTGGTGTTTTAAAGGGCTAGTAAATTAGCCATATATGCATAGAAGGATAAGCAAATCATCAGCACCATCTGTTCTATGCCATTTGGTGCACCTTCCTGAAGAAAAGGAGAATTTAATATGGCAATTTTAACAAAAGCAGAAAATGGAGTAGAAAACAACAATCAGATTATGAACTTCGTAAACGATGAATTTGGATCAATCAGATGTATTGAGATAGAAGGAACACCATACTTCGTTGGAAATGATATTGCAATCGCACTTGGATATTCTAACTATCGAAATGCTGTCTCAAAGCACGTAGATGTTGAGGATAAGCTGCGTACCCAGATCGAGTACGCAGGTCAAATGCGAAATGTGACTGTCATCAATGAATCTGGTGTTTATGATCTAATTTTCAATAGTAAATTAGATTCAGCTAAAAGATTCCGTAGATGGGTAACATCTGAAGTTCTTCCACAGATCAGACGTACGGGTGGATACATTCCATATAAAAATCTGTCTGAAGCAGAGTTTGTACTTAAGGCACTGGAAATTCAGCAAGCTACAATCGCAGAGCTTAGAGGAGAACTTGAAGCTTCCAAAGAAGATGTAGATTTTGCAAGATGTGTTACTGCTTCTTCTGATACGATCGACATGAATACAATGGCCAAATTGTTACAGAATGATGGATATGACATTGGAAGGAATCGCCTTTTTGAGATTCTTAGAAACAATGGAATCCTGATGCGGGACAACATGCCATATCAGAGATACGTTGAGAACGGATGTTTTGAAGTTGGTGAACATGTGATTTGCAATGTGATTGTTCCACAGACTTATGTAACTGGTAAAGGTCAGAAACTTGTTTACAGAGTTGTTGGGGATCTTGAAGATTAAAGTTTGGTGAGATTGTTATTGATAAGGGGGTCGTGAAATGCGACCCCTTTTTGAAATTAAATTTATATTAAAAGGAGTATTTGAATTATGGATTTTTTAAAAGAATCAAAGAAAACTATTGAATGCGAAATTGCAGAAATTAATGAGGAATTCGGCCTTGAAGAAATTGATGGAGAAGTCTATACTACTTCTCTCAATGTGGCTGAGACTTATGGAAAGAATCACAAGGATGTAATGAAGAAAATTCGTCATTTCATTGAAGTTGTGCCTGAACTTAACGGGGGAACTTTTGCGCTGGTTGATTATATAGATGCAAAAGGCGAGTCTCGTCCTATGTATTACATTGATCGTAAGGGATTTGCAATGCTAGTGAACAAATTCACTGGAGACAAAGCTCTTATCTTTACAGCCAAATACACAGATGCTTTTGAGAGAATGATCGAGCTGATCACACAACTTCAGCAAGATAATAACGATCTATATGATGTAGCGGTTTCAGATGAATGTCAGCTTCAGAGACAATACGATGCAGACAAAATTAAATATTCTGTACGCAATATTGATCGTGTCCTTTTAGAATCTGATTACACAAATTTGGAAGCTACCGTTGATAAGATCATTGATGTTCACATTCATTTAAAAAAGAAAGATCGCTATGAGTACCATAGAAAACTAAATGCAACTGAATATAAGCAGAAAATCGTAACAATGATTGATGATAAGCTTGAAGCGATTATTGAGACTTCTGGTTCTTTAAATCCAATGTATAGAATGACTGCAGAGTATGTATTAAACAATCTGAAACGTAGATACATAGAAACAAATCATCGTAGTACTGGAAAGAAAATTGCATTTAGAGATTCTAAGATTAAGGATCTGGAAGATCAGTTAGAAAGTTAATTTGAGGTGTGCCCTGTTTCAGGGCATCCTTCCCCACTTATGGGGAAAATAATCTAAAGTAACGAATCGTTACCCCATAAATGGAGAAAAGGCATCCCTACCTCCTAGGAATGCCTTTAGTATGAAAATAATTAATTGGGGAACTAATTATTCCACGATGTTTCTAATTATAGCTTATGTTTCCAAATATTGCAAGCTTAATTACAAAAAAAGAAGAGGTAAAAATTTATTCCCTCTTCTCCATTTTCTCCTGTAATTAAGCTACCACCCTTAATTACGATTGACATTTTAGAGTTGCTCCTAATTCTGTCATATCTTCTACAATTTCATTATATCATAAAGACATGATAAAACAAGGCTGAATCTAATTTATGCTGTCTGATTATACAGATACTTTTTTGTCGTGAGTAAAAGGTTGTTACTTTGTGGTAGTTGTAACAATATAGTTCTTTAGTGTAAATCAGAAACCTTGTTTCATATTTTTAAAACTAGCAATGATGCTTAATGATTAAATAAATTGACATTGCAATATCACCTAATCGTTGCATATCATACGAGTCAATATTATGTAGAAGAGACTGTAAAAATTTCATAGGAGTTACTCCTTTCTGTATCTGCCGTAAGACACTGAAAGGCGTGCAACACTCAAATACCTCGATTGAGATCAATCAGCTCAGTTATTATAGCATAGGGTGGAGATATTTTACAATACACAAAAGGCTCACAATTCAGTGAGCCCCATGTGTGTTATTACTTTGAGATATGATACATATTTCTTGTTACATAATTAGTATAGAATATTGCATTAGCGATTGTCAAATACATATTATACCAGTGTGAAAATGGGGTATTTCCCTGCCCTTGAGTAAACAGTTTGCTTGTACACTATAATAAAGAAACTGGTAAAAATGAATTTCCAATTGGTAGTGCTCTTCTGAATACGTTTAGTCCTACAAGACGTAAGGCTAACTATGAGAATATGCAAGCTGATCAAAGTAGATTGCAGGATTTCTTTAGTAACAGTATGGTTCCTGAGATTTTTGGTGGTAAAACTACCAAAGAAAAAGAGGACATGTTTAAGCGACTTCAGAATGAAATGAAAACTGAAAAAGGTCGTGATACAGCTAGTACTCTTTATGGTCAAGCCAAGCAAAACAACTATGATCTTAATGATAAGAAAAATACTTATGGAAAAGGCCTTGAGAAGTTTAATGAAGCTGTAGAAAAATCTGGTAGCATTGCTCAATCTGCTGCAGGTGGAGTTGCAGGTGCTTTTGAAAAGATCAAAGCTTCTGGTATTGCTGCTAAGGCTGGTGCTTTTGCTGCTAATGTTGGTATTGGATTATTTGCTAGTGCCCTTGCGCAATTGGTTAGTTGGGCTGCTTCTAAGGGTATTGACGCTATCAAAAAGGCCGTTACTTACGACAAAGATAAGATTGAAGCTGCTGATAAAACACGTACAAACTATCAGGACAAGTTATCTGATACAAAAACTAATATCTCTACTCTTAAAGGAAACAAAACGGAGTTTGAGTCTTTGTCTAAAGGCGTGGATGAGTATGGTAATAACATCAGCTTAGATACTTCTTCTTACGAAAGATTTTTAAGTATCCGCAAGGAAATTTTAGATACTACTCCTTCTCTCATCTCTGGTTATGATGCTGAAGGAAATGCAATCGCTAAGACATCAGGTTTGATAGACAAAGCGATTGAATCTCAGGAGAAGAAATTAAAGAGTACACAAAAGGATTATTCTTCTGATGCTACTTGGGATAAACTTAACAAAGGTAATCAGGAAAGCTTGAAGAAAGCTGCTGGTGGCCTATTAGATAAAAGTCTTTCTAAAGATATTGAATCAACTCGAAAAAATATTTCTGATGAGATTTATAAAAGAACATCTTCATCTGGAGATAGTTTCGGAAAAGCATTTGGAGATGCAACAAAAAAAGTTATCGGTGGTAAAAAAGCTCTTGATTTAACTAAAGATGCTGATATTAGCAAATTTGCTAACAATTACAGCAAAATCTTTGATCAGATGAAAGAAGACAATCCTTCTATTTCAACTGAGGCTATTGAAGCCAATGTATCTAAATATGTAGCTAGATATAATAAAATGATGAAAGAGATCAAGTCTCTTGCGAAACAATATAAGGAAGATTTCCAAAATACGGTTTCAGCTTCAGATGGTTATGACAAACTATCTAGCAAAGGACAAAGTTTCTTAAGTGGTATTGCTGGTAACATTATTGACTTCGACAATGCCAATGAAAAAGATTTAACTGACGATAACATTAGTAAGAAGCGTAAAGATCTCCAAAAAATTACCAAAGAGTTTACTAAGAATAAAAAAGCACAGGAAGATTTGGATGAGCTGGTTAAAACAACCAACAAAACTGGTGGAAAATCGGCCAAAAAGTGGAGTGAAGATGTCCAAGATGCTTATAACGATCTGACAAAAACTTTAGGTAAAAAAGTTGATGGTAAAACATTAAGCGCTGCTCTTGAAGACGCTTTTGATTTTAAATTCAGCAAAGATGGAGATATTCTTCATGATGGCAAAAATGTTGAGGATATGATCAGTAGTATACAAGACAAACTTGGTAAAAGTAAAGACACAACTAAGTTTTTAGATGGTCTTGATTTTACTGAAATGTCTCAAGCCTTTGATATCTTAAATTCTAAGACTCAGGTTTGGACTGGTAGTCTTGATCAGTTGAAAGAACGTCTAAAACTGATCAATCAAACAAAATCTCAGTCTACTTGGAGTGATTATCTCCAAGCTAAGGAAACTGCTAATTCTGGCGATACTTACTTGGCAATGCGTGAGGCGTTCAATGCTCAGAAGAAAGAACGTGATAAAGGACTTATTGGAACAGATGATTTCAAAACACTAACAAGTGTAATGAGTTCTTCTGGTAAGACTGATGCTGCTACCTTTGATAAGACATGGGCTAAGACTACTAAGTATTTTACTTCCGATAATAGCGGTCTGGTTAAATTCTTAGATGATTTATCTGCCAAATCCCAAAAAGCTAATACTGATTTTGGTACTTTAAAGAAAACTGCTGAAGGTACTTATTCAGGAAAGATCACTAATACTGCTACTGCTGCTAAGGCAATGGGTATGGGTATTGAACCTTTTGAAGCTGTATTGAATCGCTTAAAAGATTATGGTGGTAAGATCAGCTTTAAGTCCGTAGTTGAAGATTACAATGATTTTGAAGATAGCCTTAATGGATTGGCTGACAAATGGGACAAAATGAACGAAGGTGCTGGCAAAACTACTCTTGGTAAACAAATTGAGGAATACCGTCAGAAACTCATTAAGCTCAAAAATGCTGAAAAAGAAATCCCTGATGATTTGAAAAAGAGTTTGGAATTTACAATTAAGGTTGCTGATTATACATCTGATTTAAACAATCTCAGAGAACAGTATAAAATCAATGAGAAGTCAATGACCACTAAGGAAAAGAACGAAAACCTAACTAAACAGGTAAGTGATGCTAATAATATTCTTTACAATATGACAGGTGGTAAGGACTTTGGTAAAGGTGGACTATTAAAAGGCGTTCAAATCAGTGCCAACATGAAACTCAATCTTAAGGATAGTCAAAGTGAAATTGATAAATTATCTGAAGAATTTTCTAAAGCTACTGGAGAAAAGAGAGTTAAAATCGGTGTAGAGCTTACTCAAAAACAAACAGACCTTATTGAACAACTCAATAAATTGTTACCAAAAGATAAACAAATTCCTATCAATATTATTGACAACGCTACTCCTGAGATCAAAAAACTAGATACTAAAAAAATTAAAGATAAAAAATTTGCAGCATACTGTAAAGATCATGCAAGTGCAGTCCTTTTGGCGATTAAGAAATATCGTGATAGTTTACATAATAAAACAATTACTTTAACTACTAAGCAAAAAAATATTATCGAAAATATTCATAGAGATATTACAGATAATGGCGGTAAACCTAAAATCACAGGAAAGAAGAATGGAAAAGGCAGCAGAGGTTCTAGTCCCTTTCAGATAAAAAA